AGCCATTGGGATCGTGAACAACCCAGTGGTAGTGGTTACATAGATCCAGCAGCCAACTCCAAAAGTCTTGTAACTTCACAGGCTGCTGGATCTATGCCTTATAGTGTGATACTGCCCACAGGTGTTTATGTGGTTGTGCCTACGGGTGCAGGTAGGATTCCCAACATCATACAGACTTCAAAAACTAAATAAACTGTCAACAGTGACTCGCTGACGACATTCCTTATAAAACCTTATAGAGGTTTTTAAAAAGGCTATTATTAATCGTAATAGCCTTTTCTTTTGGCTGGCTAGGTAAATACATTATCTGGAGAAGGACTCTAGACAATTCAAATTTAACCAGAAGGACTGGACACTATGACTTATGCTACCCTTGACGACCTCTTAGCGGTTGAACCTACCATACAAGATTATGGACAATTAGATTGGGACGCAGAGCTTAGTCGTTCAGAAAGCGAAATCAATCGCATACTACAGGTCCGCTGGTTCCAACAATACAGAAATAGCAAAAATCCCACACTGACATTTGACAGCACACTATTGACTGCCAGTCAGTGGACACAAGCCACAGTCTATCACGCACTGGCTTATCATATAACTCCAAAATTAACACAGTTTTCTCCTGAAGAAGACAAGTTCCAAGTGATGATGAAATACTATCAGGGTCGCTTTGAACACGAAATAGATCTATGCCTACGACTAGGTGTAGAATATGATTTGGATGACAACAATACAGTTTCAGCCAGTGAAAAACTTAGCCTACAAAGTCTTAGGTTGAAGAGATAATGGCACAGAATCTCAGAGAACAGATTGCACAAGAAGTGGTGCGTGTTCTGCAGAATATGCAGGACCCTGCTCCTATCCTAGTCAATCGCGAACCATTTGAGCCAGAGAAACTGGCAATCACACAATTCCCTGCACTACTACTGCAATTTCTCACAGAAGAACGAGAAACAGTCAGTATGGGTGCCACTGGTGTTGGACGCCGTTCAGGTGTCATACGCTATAACATCCGTGGCTTCCTACGTGGTGTTGAACTAGACAGCAAACGCAACGATTTAATAGAGCGAATTGAAGAAGCACTAGACTTAGACAGATATCTAGGATTAAGAACAGAGGGTGTATTAGACAGTCAAGTGACTGCCATTGAAGTTATCCCTCGCCTGGCACCATTGGCTGAACTGTCTATCACATTTGAAGTTCGTTACAACTACTTGAGGAATGCAACATAATGAAAGTATACAAAGATGGGATGGAGAGAGAAGTCCCCAAATCAAAATTATCAGAATACATTTCTGCAGGTTGGAAAGAATCTAACTCTGTGGGAAATATTGTAAACACTGAAGAATTAATCATTCTTCATCCAACTGCGAAGTCAAAGGGCGCAGCCAAATCCCTTGACAACACCATTAACAAAGGAGACGAATAATGGCGACATTGACTGGCAATAACGGCGTTGTCAAGATTGACAGTGCGGCAGGAACCCCAACTGCTCTAGCGGCAGTAAGAAACTTTTCAGTAGAAATCACAGCAGACACTATTGAAAAAACAGTAATGACTAACGATACAAGACAATTCATCAAGGGATTGAGCACTTGGACTGGATCAGCAGACATTTACTTTGACCCAACTGAAATGCCCACAGCAGGCACCAGCACTAATCTAAGTGCTCTAAACCCAACAGGTGTTACCTCAAGCACACCTTGGGCCGCAGTAGGCAGTGATGCAATCACATTAGAATTATATCTAGATGGCTCAGCTAAGAAATTCTCTGGTGAAGCAATCGTAACAGGTTTTACAATTAACAGTTCTATGGACGGTATGGTAGAAGCATCTATCAGCTTCCAAGGCACTGGTTCTGTAACCTACACAGCCTAAGGAGAACTATTATGGGAATGATTACAGGTAATGATGGTGCTATCGTATTAGGCAGCACCACACTAGCGGCAGTTCGCAACTTTTCAGTTGAACTAACTGCAGATACCATTGAAAAAACAGTTATGGGTAATGACACTCGTCAATATCTAAAAGGAATGAGCACCTACACTGGTTCAGCTGATATCTATTTTGATCCAGCAGACTGGGGTAACACAGACAGTTCTACATTTAACTTGACTTACCAAGATGGTGATTCATTGGTTGGTGCCAGCGGTATAACTTTCAAAGGTTATGTCGTACAGGATGCTACCAATGACGTGGCGTTTACAGGCACAGTGATTATCACTGGCTATACTGTGAACTCATCAATGGATGGTATGGTTGAAGCATCAATCAGTTTCCAAGGAACTGGTAATGCTGTGTTCTCAGCAACAGGTAATGTGTAATAAATGAACCTTAAGATAGAAGTGAGTGGGATTGCTAGTTCAATGAAATCAGTTGAACAGCAACTTCGCCGCTTTGAGGAGCGAGTAGTAGATATGGTCCTACAAGAGGCACCAAAGTTTACACCCAAGCGAACAGGTCGTGCTGCCGCTGGATGGGAAAAGACAGGAACTCCATTGCGAGACTTGTCTGCTGTGAACCGTGTGCCTTATGTAGGCTACCTTGAAAAGCCATATGTGAAATCAAAACAAGCACCTCAGGGTATTATAGGACCCACACTAACTTCAGTCAAAGGAAAAATAAAATGAGTAAAGTATTAGACAAAGCAACAAGTCATTTCAGAGCAAAAGTATCAGGAGATATGTTGTCAATCCACGTTCCTGAATGGGATGCAAAGATCTATTTTAAACAGGCAATCACGCTGAAAGAACAGAGCAAACTCGTAGAGCTTGCCAGCCAAGGCAAACAGGTAGAAGCACTGGTAGAAAGTCTTATTACCAAAGCCCGCAATGAAGACGGCACCAAGATGTTCTCACTAGCAGACAAAGTAGTTCTAATGAATGAAGTAGATCCTAACATCATTATTCGTGTAGTTGGAGAAATCAACACAGCCAGCGATGAAGAAAGTGATTTGGAGAAGGTAGAAAAAAACTCCTAGCAGATCCAGATGTGATGTTTGCCTGTAGGCTAGGCAAGGATCTGGGTCTGACACTTGAACAGGTGTTTGAAATGTCTGTTACTGAATTCCAAACCTGGGCGGCATTTTATACCTGGGAAAATAAAGAGATGGACAAGCAGATGAAAAAGAGGAGCAGATAGTGGCTACTAACGATACCAAGATTAATATAACCGCTGACACCAGTCAGGCGATTAGAGAAATAGACAAGTTAGGTATGGCTCTCAAAGGGCTGGAATCAACTACCAATCTTGTTGGCAAAGCTCTACTTGGCTTGACAGGTGTTGCTGCCGCTGCCACTGCGGCATTGGCAACAGCGTTCAGTCGTCTAGATGATTTAGGCGATGCCGCTGATGCAATTGGTATTGGTGTCAATCAACTCAAAGCACTGAACAAAGCCGCTGCCGCCGCTGGTGTTGGAGCGGATCAGGTTGAAGCAGGATTCCGCAAACTTGGACAGAACATCACACAGGCATTCTTAGACAGTTCATCCAGTGCCGCTCGTTCATTACGCTTGATTGGCTTAACTGCCACTGATGTAATGAATATGCCTATTGATGAGCAGATGACAAGGATCGCTCAAGAGATAGCCAAGATAGAAAGTCCAGCAATCAGAGCCTCAGTGGCAATGGAACTGTTGGGCAAAGGTGGTGAAAGATTAGTTGCTGCCTTTAAAGATCCTGAAGCCATTGCTGCCTTTGAGAAAAGACTGCAGGCATTGGGATTGGCGATATCAGATGCTGATTTAGAAAATGTCAATAAACTGGAAAAGTCTGTTGGTGATTTAAAAGCCACTTGGAATGCTTTCTTAGAAAAGACAGTTGCCGCACTAGCACCCTATATCATAGACATCATAGATAGGATCAATGAAGCCGCCTATGAATCAGGTGGCTTTGAAGCCGCACTGATGAAGTGTCTTGATGTGGTAGAAATGATTGCCAAGGCAGTGGCTATACTGGCAGCAGTATATATTGGTGGCAAACTTGTGGCAGCGGCAAACACAGCCGCAGAAGCAGTGGCTGGCATTATGTTAGCCTTCATTCCAGGTGCAGGTATTGCAGCCAGAATCATTAAATTTGTTGGTGGTATCGTTGGATTGACAGCGGCTGTGGTAGTAGGCAAAACCACTGCTGATGCTGTAGATGTAATGGGCACAGAGTTTGACAAATTACGCACCAGTATTA